ATACGTATCCTTGAACTTCGAACCGGGTTACGACCCAGAAGAATTTGATCCAGAAGATCTTTCCGAGAGCCCTTGACGGCTCTCTTTTTTTGTGGTAACATAATGGAGTAACAAGGAGGCCAATGGCTATTCTAATTGATGCGAACCAAATTGCCATCAGTCATCTGATGGTGCGCCACAAGATTGAGCAAGAAATTAACATCGACACTGTCCGTAAGTCCATCATCAAGGTGCTTGCTAAGATCCAGCGCACACACAGTGCAGAGTACGGAAAGATGGTGCTGTGCTACGACGACAAGAACTACTGGAGGCGCCAAGCGTTCCCATTCTACAAGCAAAACCGTAAGAAGGAACGGGAGAACTCCAAATACGACTGGGAACAGGTGTTTTCCGTACTAAATAAGATCAGGGATGAGATAAGGTTGAACCTTCCTTATCATGTCATTCAGGTTCAGGGTGCAGAAGCAGACGACGTCATCGCGTCTCTAGTCCGTCACAACATGCGGAACTCTAAGCCCGAACCCATGCTGATTCTCTCAGCTGACAAAGACTTCATCCAGCTTCAACGCTACCCTTTGGTTAAGCAGTACGATCCTATCCGCAATCGGTGGATCGAAGAAGCAAACCCAGTTGCCTATCTCCAAGAGCACATCGTTCGTGGCGACAGGTCTGACGGCATTCCTAACATCCTCACTTGTGATGATGCTATTGTTAACGGTAAGCCTCAGAAGAAGATGAGTAAAGAGAAGATTGCTTCTCTGGCGAGCATGGACCCATCAGAATTCACGAATTTTATTCGTCTTCGTAACTGGAAACGGAACTCCGAACTCATTGACCTGAGCAAGATTCCAACTGAAGTCGTTGAGCGAGTCATTATGTACTACAATAGGTTCAAGCCCGCGCAGCGTGTATCAATCGACTACTTTATTGAGCACGACATTCAAGATTTAATTGAGGAATTTTCGTAAATGGCAAGACCAAGCACACCTAAACTGCCAGTCAACCAGACGCTGATCTCTGAGGTGCTCCAACGTGTATCAAACGCCAAGACTAAAACAGAGAAGATAACGATTCTGACCGAGTATAAGTCTCCGGCACTGACTAAGCTGCTGCTATGTAACTTCGCAAAGAATATCAAGTTCGTCTTCCCTGAAGGGAGGACACCCTACACCCCTCACGAGACCCCGAAGGGTGTAGATCACACCAGGCTCTACACAGAGCACAGGTTCATCGACAAGTTCATTAAGAAGACTGTCAATGGAGTAACCTATTGGGGCTGCTCTAATACTGTCCGCCCACGCATCCAGCAGCTCAAGAAAGAGAACCTGTGGGTGCAACTACTCGAGAACCTACACCCCGAAGAGGCTAAGGTTTTAGACATGGTCAAGGACAAAAAACTCACTGACCGATACAAGATCACCAAACAAAATGTGATCGACGCGTTCCCTGAACTGAAACTTCAAGACCAAGATGAATAAGCAAGCAGTATACCTTATCAGTAGAATTAAAATCTACCTCAAGGAACTAGAGCATGCTATCGACACCGAGTCGGAGGGCTTCGAGCTCACCGACAAGGGTTACAAAGAGTTACTGGAGTATGAACAGTGGAATAGAGACAACAAACTATCCATCTAACATGTCACTAGGAAAGAAAACGATTAAACGAGTGCAAACTGTACTCAAAGATGAACAAAAGCGAAAGCTTTACTCAGAAGCAGAGCTTCTCTACATGGAGAAGCAACTGGTTCTACTCAAAGAATTGAGGAAAGCACGTGTCCAAGAACGAAAAGAACAAAGAGGGTTCGCTGCAACCAAACAAGAAGGACTACCAGGGACCTCTCTACGCTCCACACCCAGACCTACAGAATGAAAAACGTAAAACTGATCGCGGCGACAGCAGGAGTAGGAGAGCTTGAGGGCAAGGGTCCTCAAGATGTCATCTCTTATGTGGCTAGGGTATCTAACCCTGGTAACCAAGATAAGTTTGAGACAGCAGGAGGACTCCTCCGCTACTGTATCAAGCACGAACATTGGAGTATTTTTGAGACGGTCTCTATGACTCTCGAGATTAATACAACCAGAGGAATCGCAGCACAGGTTCTACGACATCGTTCGTTTACGTTCCAGGAATTCTCTCAGCGTTATGCTGACTCCTCCCTGCTAGGTACCATTCCCCTGAATGAACTACGCAAACAGGACAAGAAGAACAGGCAGAACTCTACCAACACACTGGATGAGTTCACGAAGCAGAAGCACGAGATTGCTATGCAGAAACACTACGAAGACGCAATGAAAATCTATCAGTCAATGCTAGAAGACGGTGTGGCTAAGGAGTGTGCTCGTTTTGTGTTGCCCCTGGCAACGCCCACTAGAATCTACATGACAGGCTCATGCCGCTCATGGGTACATTACATCAACCTTCGCTCTGCCAATGGCACTCAGGCTGAGCACGCTGCCATCGCACTGGAGTGTAAAGAAGTATTCAGGGAAGTCTTTCCCGACGTAGCCGACGCATTGTACTGGTAATTATGGCAACCTATCCTGTGGTTCACATCGAAAGCGGTGAACAAAAAGAAGTTAAGATGAGCATCCTTGAGTGGGATCAGTGGAAAGAAGACAACCCTGAGTGGACACGCGACTGGAGCGATCCAGACACGCTACCGGGATCTGGTGTCGAGTTTGGTGACTGGAGACAGAAACTCATGTCCAAGAAGCCTGGTTGGAAACAAGTCATGGACAACGTTAAGAAAATTGCTAAGCGCAACCCAAGCATTACCCAGAAATACTAATGGCAGTCAAGACACGAGGCAAGACGAAAAAGCGTCAGCCGATTAACACAGACAAGATGGTTAAGGTAGCACCGCTTACCGAGAACCAAGAACTGATCTTCAAGGCATGGGATGAGGGCAAGCACCTCTTCATCTATGGTGCTGCAGGTACAGGCAAGACATTCTGTGCTCTGTATAAGGCACTGAATGACTGCCTCAAAGTCACACCCAGTTATGATAACGTCTACATCGTTCGCTCACTGGTGGCAACAAGGGAGATCGGGTTCCTACCCGGTGATCACAATGACAAGTCGTCGCTGTATCAGATCCCATATAAGAACATGGTTAAGTACATGTTTGAGATGCCGAACGACAATGACTTCGAGATGTTGTATGAGTCGCTGAAAGCACAGGAGACTATTAAGTTCTGGAGCACCTCGTTCCTTCGTGGTGTCACCCTTGACAATGCAGTCATCATCATCGATGAGATGCAGAACTTGAATTTCCATGAGCTTGACAGTATAATTACTAGAGTCGGAGAGAACACTCGTATCATCTTCTGTGGTGACGCGATGCAGTCTGACTTGACACGAGACAAAGAGAAGAATGGTATCCACAACTTCATGCGTATCCTCGAGCTCATGCCCGATGACTTCACCATGATTGAGATGGGTGTCGATGACATCTGTCGCTCTGGTATCGTTCGCAACTACCTTATTGCTAAGAACACAGCAGGACTTTAATGTTTACACAATGTGAAACTTACAGAGAGCAGTTCGTGGACATCCCACGCCTGATGGAAGACAACGTTAGGTATTACAAAACACCTAGCGCTGCCTACCCCTCTGTAACATCTGTTATTTCATTCGTCAACGGACACAAGTTCGTTGAGTGGCGGAAGCGTGTGGGTAATGAGGAAGCCAACCGTAAGACTAAGCACGCAACGACTCGGGGAACTAAACTCCACCGAGTCTTTGAGGTGTACCTACAGAACGGTGACTACCAGGAGCTGGCAGAGTACAAGACACCACTCATTGAGATGATGTTCAAGGCTGCCAAGTTCTATGTCGACACTCGTCTCGATAACATCTATCAGCAGGAGACACCTATGTTCTCCGACAAGTTATGCCTTGCTGGTACTGTCGACCTCATCTGTGAGGTGGATGGTGAGTTGGCTATCGTTGACTTCAAGACCTCAGCTAAGGAGAAGCCAGAGGAGTGGTTGGAAGACTACTTCGTTCAGCTCTCTGCTTACTGGGCTATGTTCTCTGAGAAGACTGGAATTGTCCCCAAGAAACTGGTAGTAT